CGAGCTGGTGTAAGGAATCAGCAAAATCTCCACTCGGGGTGAGAGTAACACAATCTCTCGCCACAGAGCCGGGTTTCCCCGGGCCTCCATCACCGGTTAGGTTGACCGATGCCAGCCAATGTTCATGCCGACGCAATTGGCACGTCCTTGGCGTTCAAGATGTCCTTGCTGCAAGGGTTCAAATCCTCGCTTCAAGAAGAACTTGAGCAGAGCACGCTCTTCCAACACCTGTGAAAGTGGTGGTCGAGTAGTGAGCTTAGCTCCCCAAACCAAGGGGACCTGTAGATCACTATGTTGTCTGTCCTCAGAGTAACCGAGAACAGACTCACGGCCCAGCACAGGAGATTCTGGAAGAACCATCGGAAAGGGGACTAACCTCTCGATGATGGGATCCAGGTACCTCGCGGTTCCCCAGTAACCTTGTTTGTAAACAAGATTACGAAAGGCAACCAGAGACGCAATCTCCTGAACGTCACTACGTTGCGAAGGAAGGACCCTTCGGACACGACAAATGCTAACGTCGTGCCCGTCGAAGTATTCCTTCCCACAACTTTCCCTGAACCTTCCGGTCCAGAAAGATTTGTTGTGGTTCACCTTCGAGCCGAAAAGCTCTAGGGCCTTAACAACGTAGTCGACACAGTCTGTAGGGACAATGATGTCGTCCCCATAGACGCGCACCCGATCAGAGTAAGACACGATGTCTTGCTCAGAGAGGGGCCTACCAAGCTTCAACTGAATTCCGTAGAAGACCAGTGTCAAGAAGACAATGACCTCCATCGGAAAAGTTAAAGCTGATCCCATAGACGCGAACTTGGTCAAGGAGATATCTCCATGACCAGGTACGGAAGCTCTGACAGATCTGGTAGCTAGGACAGCCTCAAGGAGGTTGCCATAGGGTTCCAGTATCGTCGTTACAAGCTTCAAGGAGACACGATCGGAAGCTTCGCTCAGATCGAGCGTAGCGAGATCCCCCGAAAGGGAGCCCTCACAAGCCATGGACTGGTTAGGAACCTGGTCCGTGATACCGATCATCCGCCAAAGTACGTGTCGTACTTTGGGGGACAGCCCGGGAGTTACGCGTTTCCGCGCCTCCAAGGCAGCCACCAAACATTCCATTATCCCCTGCTGTGTATATTGCATACACGTAGGCTCAATGGCAATGATTCGTGGTGTCTTCAACGTTTTAGGAACCTGAACAACCCTCACGGGTCGTTCAGATCCAGGATCCAAGATTTGAACCTTGTCCAGCTGCGGGTGGTATGAGGGAGACGGAAACAGGAAATCCAGTGATGGAAATACTGTTTCTAATCTCTCTGTCCACTCCCACTGATGGTACTTACGGTTTCCCGTAAGCCGATCAGCAGTAACACCTGGACCATGCCTCGGTACTACAAGTCCATAGTCGATAAGATTATCGACCTTGGAGAGTGGTTCCGAGAATAGCATGGAGCTGATACGTCGTAGTGAGGCATATGAAGCCGAATCCACGTCGTACTTCGCATCGTCCATTTCTTGTTCGCACTTGATGAAGTCCAAAAACGCTTTCTCCTCCCGTGCACGAGTGCACGGAAGGAGAACCTTGCTAAACATCAACGTGAGTTGACGAATCGCTTGGATAGCGTCAATGGAAGGATCATCAAGCAGTAGGCCACAAGAGCGATCGAACACGAGCTGATGGAAATTCCTCAGAAATGACGGAAATCCTCGCTTCTTTCCTGAGAGGGAAAGAAGTGTATCAGTCACTCGACCTTGGTCAAGGCTTCTTTCGAAGGCTTTTCCAATTTCGGGCAGGGAAAGAGTCAATAACTCAATCCCCTCGTGCTCAAACCGATTCATGACGGTGTTAATGTCATGAATGGCGCTTGTGCGACACTGAACAGCGGCGTCAGCCGCTGTCCTCTGCCATAGGTTCACCAGGTTTTTCATCCCTCCTCCTTTCATTAAGGAGAATATGGATCCTGTTGTGCCTATGATGACAATCCGAAATGTGAGCGATAATGGTCAGTATGGAAGTGATCTGTAGATCTCAATTGCAACCGAATAGGCGATCAAGCCTAGAAGGAAGTAACCAAGAAGTACAGCAACGACCATAAGGACCACGACTAAGGTGCCTGAGTCTTCTTCCCTTGAGGGGGAGAAGCAGGGTTCCTTCGTCGTTGTCTTGCCTCGACAATTAGCAAACGTCGTGTGAGTTCCGCTAGGATCTCCACTACGGTAGCCACAGTCTGGGCAAGACTCCTTTCGCTCAAATCTCACCATTAAGAACACGAAGGCCGTAATCCGGCGAGCCTGCGACCCAAAAGGCCGAAAGCAGCTGGAAAACGTAATCCTTCTCAGCAGACGTGAAGCCAAGGCGTGGAGAATCGACGACGACATAAGCCGACATCGAATACTCTTGGTCCTTGGCGGCGTCGAACGGAGTGGCAGCGACCTTAGTCCTGTCAAACCGAACGACGTCACGCTTGCGGTTCTTCACCGAATGCTCGATGGTCAAACGATCAAGCCCGTTGGACGTCTGGTAAATGGCAGCTCCAGTGGAGTTGCCAGTCTTACCAGTAACGCCCGTCCGGGCGAGATCGTAAGTCACCGAGTTGATGGTGATGGTGGGGATTGGATCAGGTAGCACAGTGTTCCTTGCAGTGTTCGTGACAGGCGATCTGCCTGCACACGGATACTCCGGGACACCCTTTTGGAAGGGCATCCCAGGCCTTTATCATATAAAGAAGCTCGTAGAGCAACTTTGTACGACTGGCCTCATTGACGCTCATAGCGCTTTCACAAGCCCTAGAGCGGCAATGATGGACTGCTGACGGCCTGTAAAACCGTCCACATCCAGCCCAAATCCGAAAGGGGTCGCTTTCCTACGACGTAAGTATTTAACGTCGAACGATGTAGTGACTACATCTGGGAAATAGAAGGCGTCAGGAGGACTATCCATCCTCCCAAAGGCGGCGCCTTCAACTCTGCGGTCAACATGGAGTTTACAACTCTCCATGATATAACCCCAGGGCATGACCAAGCCATCTCTTGCAAACGCGTTGACGTTATGGATAACGTCTCCTGCGTTTGTTAGCCAATCAACGGCCCATGAATACGGGAGCAACTCCCAAGCTGTATTACCAGAAATACCTCCGTAGAGGTGACGCATTAGCGCCTCTTCCCGGAACAGCTTGTCAGAGAACGTTTTACCAACACCAGGTAGGTAGAAGGTAAAACACCCACTGAACCAAGACTTTTTGGTCTTGGTGGTAGTGTCTACTCTCGTCCCAGGTGTCCCACCGTAAGCGGGGGTAAGGAAGTCTCGGATGTATTGCTGTCCGATTCCTCCGAACCATTGTCCGCTTTGCGTAATGGGAGTTCCCTGATCAACACTGAGTGTTGATTCAGAGACTGGGAAGTCATACCGTTTTCTGATTTTACGCCCTGCTCGCGCGGCATATTCATTAATGAGCTCCTCAGCTCTAGAATATGCCTTTGCGAACTCGCGCATTTCCGACAGTAAAGGGAGGATCCCAAATTGGTGGTTCAGATATTCCGCGCCTAGACGGCTTGGAATACTGGATCCACCTCTGAGGAATTGTCCCCCCGGTATACCCGGTAGCCCCTCAGAGAGGAGCTCGGCAACCGCTGTTGGAACGTCAGAAATCGGGTTAGTTGGTATGCATTTGGATATCGCTGTCGCACCTAGACCATACAGGTCTAAATCCGACGTTGCGAAACCTTGATAAAGTGACACGAAGTCATTTTCATCAAAGTGGTTATCCTCGTGTACCAACACAGGACCCTGGTAGCCAAACCATGTGCCGAACCGGCACTGGACATTGACATACACAGGGTCGTTTGAGAACGAACTAGAGACCGCGGTCCAATTACTACCACGATCGTAGCTCTCATTTGGTTCATGATCCCGATACCAATGGTTATTGGTAGAGGAGTTCTCAAACGCACCAGTGATAATAACCGGCTTGTCTGTCTCAACCCAACCACTAAGGCTGGAATTGAGGATACGAGTCGGTTGCTCATAGAGCTTATTACCACTGATTGCCATGACTTTTTCATTCCTTTCGGTCGTACATAACGGATGTCATGCACTAAGCACTGGACCCCGTGAGGGG